AATCGGTATTGCGTCCTTTACATGATTACCTTTTCAGTGTTCTAAAAGTCATTCCAAATGACGGAACATTTGATCAGGATAAAAGTGTAGAGAGGAGTAAAGAGAAAGCTAAACTTTATAATTGTGCTTATAGTTTTGATTTATCTTCTGCTACAGATAGACTTCCTAGATCCTTAACAGGATCAATTCTGGAAGGTATGCTGAAGTTAGAAGGTTTCTCATCTGCATGACAGTCATTAATGGCTGATCGTACATTTAAGTTTTCCGCAAGTGTTGGAAAGAAATATCCACACTTACTCGAAGATCAAAACAATGAGTACAAATATTCAGTAGGTCAACCTATGGGAGGTCTTTCCTCATGGGCAGGTTTGGCTATTACTCATCACTGAATACTTCAATATTGTTCAACTCAAATAGGGAATTTCTCTAAATGGGAAGAACGATATGAAGTACTTGGTGATGATATAGTCATATTCGATGATTCTTTAGCAAAGAAATACTTGGAAATTATGGAGGGACTTGGAGTTGAGATTAATCTCTCAAAATCCATAGTATCTCCGAATAACCCTGTATTTGAATTTGCAAAAAGGACCATCGTTTCCGGAGCAAATGTATCTAGTATTTCATTCCAACAAGTTATGTCTCAAACTTCGATTGGAGCTCGTGTTGCAGATTCAGTAACATGAGTCCGTCAAGGCTTGATAAACACTATCCCAGCATTGGGTGCCATACTTTCTAAGTATGGTAGTTCCACTGATTTTAGTAAAATAAAATCGGTTGGGTTGGAAGCGATCTCACTTCTAGGTCTTTTATTCCATAAAGGAATAATTGAGCATAGAATAGTGGTGGAATCTTTAATCAATCCTCAATATAAAGAGGATTTCGATTGGGATAAGGCTGTTTTCAGCCTTCCTTTAAGATCCATACTTAAGTGATCGCTTACTTGTTTGAGAGGAGAGTATGATAAAGACACATACCCTTTCTCTCACGAAAGCCTTAGAAAGGAAGTTTATAACGAACTAGAGACAGAATTATCTGCTGTAGTGTTACAACTTGCTTTATATAAGGCTAAACTCCTGAATAGAGATTATGATTCTATATTGGAAAAAGGATCACAATCTCTAATTCGTAAGAATGATGATAAAACTTTAAATGCATCCATCAATGGATTCTTTGAAGATGTGATCATCAACTTACGTTCGGAT